GATTTAAAGGGCAAATACGAAGCTATCATAAACCGATTAAATTCTTTTTCTGAACCTGTTAGAGCTAATACCGTGCAGGAATCAGCGGTCAAGGGAGGAAACGCAGATGAGTAATCCATTATTCAACGCACTTGGTGGTGGAATGCCGCAGGGTAACGGTCCGATGCAAATGATACAGCAGTTTATGCAGTTCAAACAGAATTTTAAGGGAGACCCAAAGGAAGAAGTCCAGAAGATGCTACAGTCTGGAAAGATTTCCCAGCAGCAACTTAATCAGGTTCAGCAGATGGCAGGGCAGTTTCAGAATCTGCTGAAGAATATGAAATAGTACATTACAATCTGGCCAGATTGATGTAAATACACAATAAAGGAGATTATAACTATGGATGGAAATTATAGCTTAGCAGATATTGCCGCTGCTACTGGAAACGGTAGAAATAACGACGGCATGTTTGGTGGAGATGGCAGCTGGTGGATTATTGTTTTATTCATTTTTGCTTTCTTCGGATGGGGGAACAACGGCTGGGGTAATAATGGCAACGGCGGCGGATATGTAGCCACAGCAGCTACTCAGGCAGATATTCAGAGAGGATTTGACAATTCTGCAGTAATCAGCAAACTTGAAGGGATCAACAATGGACTCTGTGATGGATTCTATGCAGTGAACAATGGTATGCTTACCGGTTTTAACGGAATCAACACCAATATCATGCAGACCGGCTTCGGCATTCAGCAGGCAATTAATGCTGATACTGTAGCTAATATGCAGAACACAAACGCATTGCAGGCGCAGCTTGCGAACTGCTGTTGCGAAACCAGGGAAGCTATCCAGGGCGTAAACTACAATATGGCACAGAATACCTGCGCATTGCAGAACACCATGAATAGCAACACAAGAGACATTATCGACAGCCAGAATGCTGGGACAAGAGCGATTCTTGACTATCTTTGCAATGAAAAGATTTCTAACCTGCAGGCTGAAAACAATGACCTTAGACGTGCCGCTTCTCAGGATCGCCAGAGTGCACTTCTCACAACTGCAATGGCTTCTCAGACACAGCAGCTCATTAATGCGATTAATCCAGCACCGATTCCGGCATATCAGGTTCCTAATCCGAACACGTATTACGGATGCGGATGCAACACTGGATGCAATTGCTGATAACTTCATATCGAGAGTATCTTTCGATTGATTCGAATGTCGGCTTATACCGTATTACACAGAGGGGCAGGCTGAGACCTGTCCTTTTGTGATATGAAAGGGGTAAAAATTATGGCAGAATTTACAAGTGTAGCTGCTCAGACTGTAGCAGCAAATGGAAACGTAGTATTTTCAAATACAGCAGTTAAGGGTTCTAACTGCATTCAGCACAGAGAGGGAAGCGGAATCATCACTCTAAGAGGACTGACTAACCAGTGTAAAGCGAGATTCTTCGTGGATTTTTCTGGTAATATCGCAATTCCAACAGGCGGTACTGTCGGAGCTATTTCTCTGGCAATTGCAATCTCTGGTGAGCCGGTTCTTTCTTCTCAGATGATCTCCACACCGGCAGCAGTAGACCAGTATAATAATGTGTCCTCTGGCATCTATATTGATGTACCTCGCGGATGTTGCGCTAATATCGCAGTAGAAAACACAAGCGATCAGGCTATTTCTGTTGCGAACGCAAACATTGTTGTGACCAGAGAAGCGTAGGAGGTGTGATTATGAGAGACATTAAAGACTTATGCGCAAGAATTGAAGACGAACTGTCCAAAATCGCAGATAGTGGACTGACCACTGGAAATCTGGAAATGACATACAAACTGATTGATATGTATAAAGATATCAAGAATACGCAGTACTGGGACAAGAAAGTGGAATATTACAATACTGTCCTTGATGAGATGCGTGGTGGCTACAATGACGATTACAGCGAACGTGGAAGAAAACGTGACAGTATGGGGAGATACAGCGCAAATGATGGCAGAATGATGCCAGATTACGACCGGGGCAATTCTTATGCCAGACGTGGTGAGCATTACGTCAGAGGGCATTACAGCCGTTCTGATGGACGAGATGCTTACGATGATTATATGGCGCAGAAACAGAGTTATCGTTCCGGCAAATCTGAGGACTGTAAGAGAAAGATGCTTGCCGCTCTGGAAGAACATCTGGACGAACTTACAACAGAAATGAGCGATATGTCCAAGGATGCAGAGTGCCGGGAGGAACGTGATCTTGTCAAGAGATACGTGGAAAAACTCCGTGATATGCTCTAATTGGTCAAAACATGTACCACAACTTTTTGGAGAGTCTGTGGTAAAATGTATTCATAAGGAAGATTCGTAAGTGGTTGCCGCCACTTGACATAGACATTTTTTCATTGACTCCTCCTTTCTGGGGTGCGTGTCCTTAATAGAAAATGCAGTGTTTAGCCAACACAAGAAGCATGAGGTTGAAAAGCGGATGCAATTTCCGGCACGTACCATTGTCGCTAGTGCATGGCGGCATACCTCCTTGTGAGAGCGTATAACTGAACAGTGGAATCCAACCCGTGCGAGGTGCGCGACCGTATAGGCGGTGTTGACGTAGCCCGAAACGTCTCGTGTTTAGGCATAGCACGTAAAATACCTTGCTAACCCGGGAATCCGGGTTAATGGGATATAGCTCAGTTGGTAGAGCATCTGACTGTTAATCAGAGCGTCACAGGTTCGATTCCTGTTATTCCAGTTACCCTGCCAGTGGTCTAACTGGCTTAATCCATTTACCTGCGGCGGCAGGTCAATAAACACGACCAGGAGGATATATATGCAGAAACTTATTGACACATTAAAATCATTTGGAATTGAGATCCCGGAGGACAAACAGGCAGATGTGAAGAAAGCACTCTCTGAGCATTATAAGAATGCTAAAGAAGTAGCAAAAACTCTGTCAAAAGTCGAGGGAGAACGTGATGACTGGAAAGAACGTGCCGAGACAGCAGAAGAGACCCTGAAAAGCTTTGACGGCATCGACCCGGCAAACATTCAGACAGAGCTTGCTGGATGGAAGAAGAAGGCTGAGGATGCAGAAAAGGAATTCAATGCGAAAATCTACGAAAGAGATTTTGACGATGCTCTTAAAGCTGCATTGGAAAATGTTAATTTTTCATCTCCAGCAGCTAAAAGATCTGTTACTGCTGATATCAAATCAGCTGGTCTTAAGCTTAAGGACGGAAAGATTCTTGGACTTAATGATTTACTTGAACAGATGAAACAGGATGAACCTGATACATTTGTAGATGAATCTCAGCAACAGGCTCAGCAGAATCAGGCAAGATTTACCACTCACGTTGGACAGCAGCAGACACCGGGAAGTATGACTAAAAAGGATATTGAAGCAATCAAAGACCCGTCCGAGAGACAGGCTGCAATTGCTCAGAATATCCAGTTATTCCAGTGATTTTTTTACACCGACTATACATCAGAGTATAGCCGCTAACCCAATACCTTAACAATTATGGGTAGAAAGGATTTTTTTATGCCAGCAAAAACAAATCTTATTATGACTAATGATATTCAGGTCACAGCACGTGAGATTGACTTTGTAACCAGATTCGAAAGAAACTGGCAGCACTTACGTGATATTCTGGGTATCATGAGACCTATCAAAAAACAGCCGGGTGCTGTACTCAAGTCTAAGTATGCAGAAGGTACTTTACAGAGCGGAAAAGTGGCAGAGGGCGAGGAAATCCCTTACAGCAAGTTTACTGTAAAAGAAAAGAACTATGCGGAAATGACTATCGAGAAGTACGCAAAGGCTGTGTCTATCGAAGCAATCAAGGATCACGGTTACGAGAACGCTGTTCAGATGACCGATGATGAATTCCTTTTCCAGCTTCAGACTGATGTTACCGGCAGATTCTATGATTATCTGAAAACCGGTACACTTACTTCCACAGAAACAACATTCCAGATGGCCCTGGCAATGGCTAAAGGCCGTGTAGAGAACAAATTCAAGCAGATGCACAGAAATGTGACTGGCGTTGTTGGATTTGTGAATGTTCTTGACGTATATGAATACCTCGGAGCAGCTGAGATCACTATTCAGAATCAGTTCGGCTTCCAGTACATGAAAGATTTTATGGGATTCAATACGATTTTCTTACTGTCCGACAGTGAAATCCCGAGAGGGCAGGTTATCGCTACCCCTGTCGAGAACATCGTACTTTACTATGTTGACCCGAACGAATCTGACTTTGCAAGAGCAGGACTTGTATACACCGTATCTGGCGAGACAAACCTGATCGGATTCCATACACAGGGCAACTACCACACAGCAGTGTCCGAAGCGTTTGCGGTTATGGGTCTGACTCTTTTTGCAGAATACATTGACGCAATCGCAGTAATCACCATTGATGAGACACCCACGCTTGGCACTCTGACAGTGAATTCCGTGGCTGGAACAGCAAGCGGTGATACAAAAATCACTGTAAATCCAGCTAAGGAAAATGCCAACAATGTATATAAATACAAAGTTGCGGCAGATGCGGTGACTGTTGGATATGGACAGAATCTCAGAAACTGGAGCACTTGGGATGGAAAAGCCGATATCACAGCAGCAATCGGACAGAAGATTACAGTGGTTGAGTGCGACGGAACATACAAAGCACTGAATGCCGGAAATGCAAGCGTAACAGCAAAATGATGATCGACTAGGAGGTAACTGGCATGGCTTATGCAGATTATAAATTCTATACAGAATCATTCGGCAATGTCGTGCCAGAAACTGACTTCCCACGACTGGCAGAAAAAGCCAGTGATTTTGTGGATTTAATGACGTTTGACAGGTTAGTGGATGGACTGCCAACGAACGAGCGCTCACAGAAGCGCATCAAAAAGGCGGTCTGTTCATTGACTGAATTAATGTATCAGATTGAGCTTGCTGAAAAGAATGCTACCAATGCCGCTGTGAGCGATACGTCAACTGCAATCGGGGCTGGTGGTAGCACGACAGGCATTGTAACATCTGTAAGTTCTGGCAGTGAATCCATCTCTTACGCAACGCCACAGCAGATTGGAGCAAGTGCAAAGGAATGGAGTGCAGTGTATGCCGCCGCCGGAGATATACAGAAAACGAATGACTTACTCTTAAAAACAGCTTTACCATTTCTGATGGGAGTAAGGACGGATGATGGCATACCGATATTGTATGCGGGAGTGTATTGATATGAAAAAGTTATTTATTTCTCAGCCCATGAGGGGCAAGACAGATGAGGAAATTCTTACAGTAAGAGAAAAAGCAATTAAGAGTGCGGAGAAACAGGTCGGCGAGCCTGTAGAAGTGATTGATTCTTTCTTCCAGTCAGCACCAGTTGACGCAAAGCCACTCTGGTATCTGGGTGAATCCCTCAAACTTCTGGCAGAAGCTGACGTGGCGTTTTTCGCTAAAGGATGGGACGAAGCCAGAGGGTGCAAGATTGAGAATACTTGCGCTATCGAGTATGGCATTGAGACCATTATTGAAGATTATACGGAGGGTTAAAGATGGAGACATTATTTACAAATGTAACTCTGATTCTAGCAGTAATCAGCGTACTTGCATTTTTTGTATCAGTGATTACACAGGTTATTAAAAATGTTGGATTCTTGTCTAAGATTCCGACAGATGCACTGGTACTTGTACTGTCCATTGGAATTACTGTAGCCGCTTTTGTGGCGTATATGCAGTATATCCACATGACAATCTTGTGGTATATGATTTTAGCCGCTATCATGGCTGGGTTTATTGTGGCGTTTATTTCCATGTTTGGATGGGAAAAGATTACGGAATTGTGGAAACGAACGTCCAAGGTTGACATGGATAAACTGAAAAATAAATGATTAAGGAGAGGATATCATGTACGAAAAAATTTTGACGATTTTCAATTATTATGAGAGTCCGACAACAAGAGATGCGTACTGGTATCCTCATGTTCTATCTGGTGTTGACCTCATTACGGACAAAGGGGCAATCCTTAAAAAGTACGGACCAGATGCAACTGACAACGCACAGTTACACATCCGTTATATTGTCCAGAACGGCGATATAACCATTACTGATAGAGACGGTAAGATTCTCCCATGGGTGCCGCCTAAAGAGTGGAAACAGCAGATCAACAACGCTCTAGAGGATACTATCACATTCTCAGATGAATCGTTCTTCTGGGAGGGCGAGTGGACTGGTGGGACGGTAACTGATGGTGATTATCGGAACGGATTCTATCAGTACATGAACGAGAACAAGGATAATGTGTTCAAGATTACCAGTGTAGGTGGTCCGTACACACTGATTCCACACTTTGAGATTTTGGGTAAGTAATATGAGCAAGATTCATCATTTCAAAGGATTCTCCGTAGTTAATGGAGATATGAAAATCAAGTTAAATATGGATAGATTTTCCAGACAGTACCAAGAAGCCCAGTACCTCCTTGATGGAATGGTCATGGACAGTATGGTTCCGTTTATGCCGATGATCTCAGGAGATTTTATTGACCGAACAAGAGCCAAAAGTACATCATTGCAAGGAACTGGATTTGTATGTGCTGCGGCTGCTCCTTATGGACGTTTTCTTTATTTTGGAAAAACCATGGTAGACCCCGCAACAGGTAGTACATGGGCAAGACACGATGCGGAAAAGGTTCTTGTGAGCCAGTACTCCGGTAAAACGAATGCAAAAGAAAATCTTCAATATACAAAATCACCGCATACTCAGGCGCAAGCTGAATGGTTCGATGCCGCTAAACGAAAATACGGCAGTACATGGATTCGCAAAGTAAAAGCACAGGCAGGAGGTGGCAGACATGGCGGATAAGCCTATCGGAAAAGACGCAACTGGATATGAGATTCTGACAGATGCCATGAAAGCACTTCTGAACCAGTATCCGGGACTGTACGAAAATGAAACAATCAAATTTGAGGAACTTGGCAAGGAATCAGGAATTGCGTTCTCGGCAGACAACGGGGCGTTGATCTATTCAGAGAAAGAAGATGTTTGTGGAACAATGCATCAGGTATGTCAGTACCCATTCTATGTGGTATACCGAACAGCATCCGACAAGGAAAGGCAGAAGCTATCTGTTCAGAAGTTCCTGGACAATCTCGGTAAATGGATATGTCGAGAACCAGTTATTATAAATGGCTCTGAGACACGTTTAAATGCGTTTCCCGAGCTTTCACAGGGGCGAGTGATAAAACGTATCACCCGTGATAATTCCTATGGTTTAGAGCCACAGGAGAGCGGCGTACAGGATTGGTTATTACCATTGTCAGTACGCTACGAAAACACTTATGAAGTAGTATAAATATCGTCGGAGGTGGTAGATTTCGTTGCAACCACGCACCCTATGGGTTAAAAGAGATGCAGGAGCCGCAACGCCTGCCCGACGATTAAATAGTAACAACCGGCTATCAATTGGAGATAGTCGCTAACCTACACAGCCTTTTAAAAGTTATAGGCAGAAAGGACATTTCTATGGCAGTTACAGGCAGAATTGACCGTAAATACATGGCTCACTATATCGACGCAGGCTCTCTCTGTGGAGGACTGACATCGAAATATGAGCGTCTTGGAAAAGATCTGGAAGAGTATAACATAGATCTCAATCCAGACACCGAAACAACTCAGAATATTCTTGGACAACCCTCATTTCAACACAATGGTTACGAAGCCTCATCAGAAGCTGATCCGTTCTATGCAGATACCACATCTGATCTGTTTGGAGCATTGCAGAAGATTGTAGACAACAGATACAAAGACGACAACCTCAAAACAACAGCTGTCGAGGTTCATCTCTGGGTAGAAGCCACAGCAGACAAGTATGAAGCATATCAGCAGGCGTGCTATGTTGTGCCAACCTCCTACGGGGGTAATACATCCGGCTATCAGATTCCGTTTACCGTTAACTATGTTGGTGAACGTGTAAAAGGAAAATTTGATATCAGTTCCGGTACATTCACAGCCGACAGTGAATAAGCACATACACAAGGAGGATATGCTAAATGGCAAAAGTAATTAACACCAAAATTGATGATGGAATTCTCATTTTCACATTCACAAATAACGAAGATGAAGTCTTTTCTTCTTTCAAGCTGAATCCGACGGACATTAATGTAGCAGCACGTGCGGAGGAACTTGCAGAATACTTTGAACAGCTCAAAGATTCTATCCAGAAAGTCACTTCCGGTAAAGAAATGGCTGAACTGAATAAACAGATCGAGGATAAAATCAATTATCTGCTCGGATATGAAGCGTCAAAAGACCTGTTCAAGGAGCCGATCACGGCAACCACTGTATTCGGAAACGGTCAGGTGTTCGCTTACATTGTTCTAGATAAAATCAGTGATGCGATAAAGCCGGAAATCGAAAAGAGAAAGAAGAAAATGCAGGCAGCAGTCAATAAGTATACGGAGAAGTATGCAAAATGACCGCCTATGAGCTTCCCACCTCACTAAACATAAGTGGGGTGGATTTTTCTATCAGGACAGATTTTCGAGCAATCATTGATATTCTCATAGCCATGAACGACCCGGAACTGGACGAACAGGCAAAAGCAGTTGTTATGTTACAGATTCTGTTTGAGGACTGGCAGAGTATACCGGCTGAGTGTCTGGATGAAGCTTGTCAGAAAGCATCGGATTTTATCGACTGCGGACAATCTGACAATAATTCGAACCACCCTAAACCCCGTTTGATGGACTGGGAGCAAGACGGAGACATGATCGTGCCGGCTGTGAACAAAGTTGCCGGTAAAGAAATCAGAGCAGTGCCATATATGCACTGGTGGACGTTTTTTGGGTACTTCATGGAATCCGGTGAATGCCTATTCAACACAGTTGTTGGAATCCGGTCAAAAAAGGCAAAGGGTGAAAAGCTCGACAAATGGGAAAAGAAATTCTATCAGGAAAATAAGAGCATTATTAATATAAAAGCGCGTCTCAGCGACGAGGAGCAAGCGTATAAAGATGCGCTGAATGAGATGTTGAACCTCAAATAGTTAGGAGGTGGACACATGGCTGCTGATGGCTCAATTATCATTGATACCAGAATAGATACTGATGGAATATCGTCTGGCGTCAAAGAAGTACAAGCGGCATTTAAAGATTTAGCAAACTCGGTCAAGGAAATAAATGCAAATATTAATAGCATATTTCACGATGGATTTGAAAAACTCGAAGATTCGTTTCAATCTTTACAGCAAAAATCAGAAAAAGTCGAAAACTCTATGGACAAAATGGGGAATTCGGCAAAAAAAACAGGCGCCACGGTTTCTAGCTCATTTAATAAAATGGACATTTCCGGTGCAAGTCGAAAAGTAAATCTTTTAGGCCGTCAGTTTGAAGGATTAGGAACGATAGTAAAGCGAATTGGCTTTCTGGTTGGCTCTGCTTTTGCTGTTGGCAAGCTAATTCAATTTGGTAAGGAATCTATAGAGCTTGGTTCCGACCTCGCAGAAGTTCAGAACGTGGTTGATGTTACATTTGCCACAATGTCGGATAAGGTCAATGAATTTGCAAAGAACGCCATGACCTCAGCCGGACTGTCAGAGACCATGGCAAAAAGGTATGTCGGCACATTTGGAGCAATGTCTAAGTCGTTCGGGTTTTCAGAATCACAGGCTTACGATATGTCAACGGCTCTGACACAGCTGACTGGTGATGTAGCATCATTCTACAACATTAGTCAAGACTTGGCTTATATCAAGCTGAAATCCGTGTTTACTGGCGAAACGGAAACATTAAAAGATTTGGGCGTGGTAATGACCCAGTCGGCACTTGACCAGTATGCACTTGCAAATGGATATGGTAAAACCACATCCGCAATGACTGAACAGGAGAAAGTTGCTCTCCGCTTTGCTTTTGTGCAGGAACAGTTATCAGCTGCATCTGGTGACTTTATTCGTACTTCTGATAGCTGGGCGAATCAGGTCAGAGTAATGCAGTTGCAGTTGCAGTCTCTCAAGGCAACAGTTGGACAGGGATTGATTAATATTTTCACACCTGTTCTGAAAGTAATTAATATTCTACTCGGTAAACTAGCAACTCTGGCGAATGCGTTCAAGTCATTCACGGAGCTTATTACGGGCAAGAAATCATCTGGTCAGACAAGTGGAAGTGGAGCAGGTCTTGCCGGAACAGACGCAATCGCAGATACAGCGGATCAGTATGGACAGGCGGCAGATAATGCAGAGAAATTGGCGGATGCCAATAAAGATAATGCAACAGCTACAAAAAAAGCAAATAAAGAAACAAAAAACTATCTTTCGTCGCTTGATGAAGTTCACAAAGCCACATCTACAGGTAGTGGTTCATCTTCCACGCCATCTTCATCTGGTGGAAGTGGCGGAACAGGTAGCAGTGGTCTTCCGAGTTCAGTAGGAAATGTGGACTATGGCAATCTCGCAGAGGGTGAAACCGCACTTGACAAGATTAGTGATTCCGCAAAGAAGCTTGCTGACCTTCTCAAGAAACTCTGGAAGCCATTTCAGGACGCATGGAAAAAAGAGGGCAAGAACACCATTGATGCGGCAAACATTGCTTTGTCGGGAATTGCAAAGCTCGCTAAGAGTGTAGGTAAGAGCCTTGTAGAGGTCTGGACAAATGGCACAGGTACGACAATGCTTACGACCATGCTTCGGATTGCTCAGAATGTCCTTATAACAATAGGAAATATTGCATCCGGTTTTGCCGATGCGTGGAGCAAGAACAATGTCGGAACGCAGATCATACAGAACATTGCAAATGCCCTTGTAGTAGTTATGCAGTTTGTTGAGAAAATTGCAGAGGATACAGCGGCATGGGCAGCGAACCTTAATTTCTATCCTCTACTGGAATCTATCAGCAATCTGACCAGTACGTTTGCATCGATTCTGGAATCCATCGGAAATGTCCTTGAATGGATCTATAACAATATTGTCCTCCCAATGCTCAAATGGCTGATTGAGACCGGAATTCCGACAGTAATCAATCTGGTATCGGATTTGGCCGGATTTTTTGCAGACCATCAATCAATCATTGAAGCATTCGGTGCGGCTCTGATCGGAGCATTTGCGGCTGCAAAAATTGCAGGGCTGGCAAAAAGCATCGGTGGAAGTATTACAACAATTATGGATTTCGGAAAAGGTCTTATCGCATTAATGACCGGTTCTGGTGGAATCATTGGTGGTATTAAAGCTATCGCAACGGCAATCGGACCAGGTGGAATTTTTATAGCGGCAGTAACGGCTTGCATTGCGATTGGTGTTTTACTGTACAAAAACTGGGACAAAATAAAAGAAGTTGCAGGTGCGGTATGGAGTTGGATTAAAGACAAAACCAGATCTTTCGTCGATGGAATAAAATCCAAACTAAGTGATTTGGCAGAAAAGATTGTTTCTATCTGGAATGGTATCAAATCAAGTGCAAAAGAAAAGTGGGACGCTATATGGTCCACTATAAAAGAAGTTGTAAAGAAGATAGTCGGTGGAATCGTTGATAAATTCAAAAGCGCAAGGGACAAGGTTGTTGACGTGTTCGAGGGAATCAAGAATAAAGTCAAAGAGATATTCAACAAAGTTATCGGTATCGTAAATGGCGCAATCGGTACGGTGAATGGTGCGATCAGCGGAATTGAATCCGCATTCTCTTTCGGTCCGTGGAAAGTACCTACACCATTCGGCTCTAAGACGATCGGGTTTAGCGCAAGCTTTCCAAGAGTACCGACTATTCCATATCTGGCAAAAGGTGCGGTTATTCCACCAAGAAGTGAATTTCTGGCTGTGCTTGGCGACCAGAAACAGGGTAATAATATCGAAACACCAGAAGCACTGCTCAGAAAGATTGTTCGTGAAGAATCTGGTGGACAGCAGAGTAACGGAAATTATCGTTTTACCGCTCAGATTAACCGAAGAACAGTATTTGATGAAATCATCGAAGAAGCAAAGTTAAGACGTGATACAAGCGGCAGAAACCCGTTTGAACTGGCATAGGAGGTGAGCGCATGGCATCTATATTATTGAGTAAATCTATAACGGATAGGTATAAGATAAATGGCAAGCGCATGCCTCAGCCAGACAAGGATATGACGTGTAATTTTGAAACAACATACTCAGAAGGAAGTAACCGTACGCAATTTGGAAAAGCCATATTGGTTCCGTTATTTACGGTTGTTCAGTACAGCTATGAGGCTAGCAACATACCGGTGGCAGAAGCAGAAGAACTTATAAACGCAATAATACATGGAAAACCTTTTAATTTGTACCACTATTCCATCAGACACCATGATTGGCGCACAGAATCATTCTATGTTGGAAAAGGAACGTTTTCCCTGGCTTGTGTGGCACCTGGTGAAGAATACTATTCCAAGATATCTTGTAACATGCAGGGGGTGAATCCACTTGATTAATGTATCAGACGCATTTAAGCAAAAACTACAGGACGGAAAAAAAGTCTGGCAGGAAGTGGAAATTACTTTCCCTGACGGAACTGTAAAAACCGCAAAAGATGAAATTATGGGCGAAAACTGCACCTTTTCTGATTGCGCTGAAAGTAGCAGTTTTCCAATTGGTTGTGTCGTGTGTAAGTCCATGACGCTTGAGTTAGACAACTCTCAGGATCAGTGGAAGGATTATTATTTTTATCAAGCGAAAGTCCATACATATCTCAAAATGCAGATTGACGCCAGTACAGTCGAAACCATCGATAAAGGCGTATATACAATCACAACACCGGAGCAGTACGGTGAAACACTTAATTTTACGGCTCTTGATGATATGTATAAAGCGAATGCGGCTTATACATCTAATCTGACTCTTCCGCAGTCGGTAGAGACCCTTGTCAGAGATGCGTGTGAAACTCTTGGCATCCCATTTGGTGGAACAATGCAGCATGGTAATCTGATTATATCAGAGGTTCCAGAGAATATGACATTTCGCCAGTTATTCGGATGGGCGGCAATGCTTGAGACTGCGAACGCCCGTCTGGATAACAGAGGATACTTGCAGTTTATTAGATGGGATTTTTCCAATGTACAAGAAGATTACAGCGCAGTAGTGGACGCTGATGGAAATGTAATATTTAAAGGCGGCGCAAATATTGACTCAGAGAGCTTTATCAGTCCGACAGGGAACTGGACAATTGATAGTGATGGATTCTTGACACTGATTGAATCAGCTACTGACGCATCTGAAAAGCTCAAAGACTTTTTTACAAGTCCAACTGTTTCTAGTGATGATATTATAATCACTGGAATCAAGCTAAAAAATAGAGAAAATGAAGCTATGTACGGAAGTACAGGATATGTTCTTGAATTGGAGAACGACCTTGTTACGGATTCGGGTTTGGAGACGGTAGCTGCTCAAATCGGCGATTCCATAATTGGAGCCAAATTTCGCAACATGTCGGGAGAACTTGCGTATAATCCACTCATTGAGTTCGGAGATATGGCATACACTTACGACCGCAGATGGAATAGATATATCACTCCGCTGACGGACGTTTCTTGCTCTGTTAATGGAAAAACTACTGTAAAAACTCAAGCCGATGACCCGATCAGAGGAATGAGCAAGTTTGTTTCTGATGGAGCGAAAGCCATTGTTGAAGCAAGACGACTTGTCAAGAAAGAACGTTCAGCTAGAGAAGAAGCTGTAAAAATGCTTGAAGATACTCTTAAAGAGTCTTCCGGCTTGTATGAAACATCAGTCACACAGGAAGATGGCAGTACTATCACATATCTGCATGACAAGCCTACGCTCGCAGAATCAAAAAATGTAATCAAATTCACAGCAGAAGCCATTGGCGTATCCAATGATGGTGGCAAAACATATCCGTTTGGTTTCCAATTAACCGGAACCATGATAACAAAATTGTTATACGCAGAGGGAATTAATGCGGATTTTATCAACGCCGGTGCGCTTACTATTAAGGACGGGCAAGGAAATATAATCTTTTCCGTCAACATGGACACAAATTCTGTGTACATCAATCCAGAATATCTGATGATTGGAGACGTGAGCCTATCTGACAAAATTAAAGAACTGGATGAAAATGTTGCAGCAGCTAAGAACATGACCATGACGCTCTCGAATGAATATCAGGCGATTTCTACTGATGAGAACGGCAACATTCCCGGAGAGTTTCCGCAAGTGCAGACCACCGTACAGGTAATGTACGGAACGATGGACGTAACGGACGATTGCAGTTATACGATCACAGAATCTGAAAATGTGACCGGAATCTGGAATAAAGCTACGCACACTTATACTGTTAGCGAAGTTACGGCAGACAATGTATGGGTTGATGTCAAAGCAGTGTATCTGAATGCCATCACCATAACTAAAAGATTCAGCGTATCTAAGCAGAAATCTGGAACTCCCGGAAGAACTTACGTGTTAGAATCATCTACTACAATTCTGAAAAGAGAAAGTGAAAACAGCATAACACCGAATGTTGTGATATTTAGCGCGTACTACCGTGATGGTGAGAACACAGGTAGAACAGATTATGCCGGAAGATTTGTGATTGAGGAAACGTCCGATGGAAAGACATGGGAGACCGCTTATTCGAGTGTAACAGATGAGACCAGTGTTAACTACTATGTAGATTACATTTTTGCGGATTCTGATGGAGTATTGGTTGCAGACAGCGACGGTTCACTGATTGGTGCTCGGTCAAAAGATATCGTAGGATTACGGTGCAGCTTGTACGCATCGGGTGGAACCACGAATCTGATTGACACAATCAAACTTGATGTTATCACAGAAGTCACGGCTCTGACACAGGAAGATATTTTGAAGCTTCTGACCAATGACGGAGAATGGAAAGGCATTTACAAAGGCGCAGACGGGGAACTGTACATTTCGTTCAGTGCCGCAATGGGCGGATTATTGAAACTGGGCGGAAAAAACAATGGAAATGGTGTTTTACATATTTACGACGATGATGGCAAGGTAAAAGCAACATTAAATTACAATGGACTTGTCGTGTATGAAAATCCATTAAATCCTGACACTACAGCATCCCAGACGTATTCAGGGCTTCTTTTTGACGGTGCTTCAATTCATCCCGTTGAAGGCAAAACAAATTTATCGGATGATGAAATTATCATTGTTGCCGATGATAGAGGGATTTCCTATTCCCGGCTCAATGATAATGGTGAACTTATTTTTGAAGCAACATTTGAAGAATTGTATACAGACTTTTTTTCTTGTGGCGAGTTTTATTGCAAATTCGGAAAAGCAAAACTTGATAGCTTGGAAATCGAAAATGTATTTACTGCAAAGAAAACGCTTGGTAGCAATGATTTTTTTAATGCAGAATTTCAAAAAGAGTTATCTTGTCGAGGCGGAATTCGAGTATATAGTTATCCAACAGTCACAAGTGGATACAATTGTTATATCAATCAAAATACTTACCAGTTATCCAGATTCAGTTCTTCATCCGAACGCTACAAAATTCTTGGAGCAGAGCTGTCCAGAGAATTTGTTGACAATTTGTACAATATCAAACCAATAATGGCACGATACAAAGACGGTTATCTTGACGAACATGATGAGCGTGTAGGAATAGATTTTCCGATGTTCAATGCCGATGACGTTGACAAATATTTTCCTCTGGCAGTCGACCATATAGACGGAAAACCTGAGAACTGGAATGAACGTATTATGGTTCCGGCAATGTTCGCAATGATCAAACAGCAGAAATCCGAAATAGACAACCTAAAAGAGGATATTAAAGAACTGAGAAAAATTATAAAAGAAATGAGAGGTGAATAATATGGCAGATGCATTAGATTCAAAGAAAATCAGCGCATTCATTGACAATGCAACACCGGCAGATACAGATTATTTCCTTAATGCGACTGGAAATGTAATGAAAAAAACAAAAGTGTCGCAGCTGATCACGTGGCTGAAGGAGAAGCTGGGGATTAATGCACTAAACACGAAGTTGACGGATTATGTAATGATTAAAACATTTTCTAAATCCGTCACTCTCTCAAATGGTGGTGGCGATATACTATTTTCAAATATAGCATTGACAGGATACACTGCAATTGGGATCGTGCAGTGTAGCTTTTCCAGTTCCTGGATAGCTCCAACTGGTATGTATGTTGATAGTGCCGGAGCTCACGTTACTGTAAGAGATGTCGGAAGTCCTACGTCTTCTAGTGTCACTGTGAATTGTTACACAAAAGTTCTGTATGTAAAAAAATAATTAAACTTTCACAAACTGCAAAATATCAAATGTACCAGTACCAGAACGGATTCCTGACTAACAGCTGAACCGTGCATATAGCACTGATGCAACATTTCTTGTTTTTACAATTTGCTGAATTTTAGAAAGAGAGGGCAAAAGAATGCTAAAAGAAAATATCACAGTACTTAGGAAAATCTTATATGCGGTTGAAACCGGTGGACAGGTATATGGAAATCAACGTTACAATGCGTTCATTGGCGCCGGTGCAAACACTCCGAACGAAAAAGCAATCACTATCGGAGCTGGTCAGTGGTATGCAGGCGAAGCCAAACGGCTATTGCAGAAAATACAGAGAGGAAATCCGGCACTATTCAAAAAAATGGACACTCAGGGGCTTGAATCTGACCTGTTGAAAAAGAACTGGTCTACCTATGCAATTTCCCCGTCATCCGCAAAAGCGAAATGTATCATTTCTATCATCAGTTCCGATCTCGGCATCAAGTGTCAGAATGAGCTGATGGAAGAACAGATTGGCGAATATTCTGAAAGTATCGCGAAGAAATACGGAACCATGCCGGACGATGCCATGATGGAATGCATCAACATTATTCATCAGGGCGGCGCATCTGCATTACAGAGAATCCTGAGTAAAACCAAAAAGCCTTATACTTCGGAAACCATTTATGTAGCATTATGCACAGATCCAGCAGACCCGAGACCGAATCAGGTTGGTGACTATATGACAAGGCAGAAGAAAGTCATCGAGATGATTCGAAAATATGCAAAAAAGGAGACAACGGCAGTGGCGAAAACAAAATTACAGGAGTTCACCGATCTCGGTGATTATTATGCAAACAATGGCGGCAATAAACCGTATCTGGAAAAACGCACAAACGCTTATCTTGATGATTTCCAGAAAAATGCCGGATACAATAACTACACCAAATTTGCCCGTGATGTAGATTCTTGGGGGCAACCGGGATGTCAGGGACAGCCATGGTGCGCGGAATACCAGTTCTGGAAGTTGGCGAAAGTCTTAGGTATTACAAAAGCATTACAGATCATGGGCGGTGGATTTTACAACTGTGTGTCAATCACCAACTGGGCGAAGAAAAATGGTACATGGCACAGCACGCCAAAAGATGGAACACTTGTTATCTTCCGTGATGGCTCTCACATCGGATCTGTCCGCTCTTATAGCAATACGTACATCTACACCAACGAAGGAAACACTTCAAGCGCAGCAGGAGTCATTGCAAACGGCGGATCCTGCCGAAATAAACGCTATCTTCGCAGTGATCCGGTAATCGACGGCTATATCTGGATTACATGGGAAGATGAGAAAACTTCTACAGAGACATGGAAAGCAACCGGCACAGCCACATCCATGGTTGACGACCTGTACATCCGCGAGACACCAAACGGATATGTTCTCGGACAGATCAACAAGGGAAATCGTGTAGAAATTAACGGTGAGAAATCCGGTATGTGGACAAAGGTTAAAGTTGCCGGAATCGGCATCGGTTGGGTAGCTACCAAATATCTCCAGATTGACGGAGTAAAAAACACAACCACAACGATTTCTAAAAAGCAAGATAAGACGCAGAGGCTGTACACTGGACAGGTTACAGCCTCCAGCCTGAACGTCCGCACATGGGCTGGAGCAGAATATCCGAACATCAAAAAATATCCGACATTGAATAAAGGAAACAAGGTTGATGTTATGAACTTTACTCAGAAAGCCAAAGATGGAACATCTTGGTACTACATCAGAATTGCCGGAAAGTATTTCGGATTCGCTTCCGCAAAATATATTAAAAAAGTATAAAATATCCCGGGGATTAACCCCGGGAATTTCTTTTTGAAATCAATGATAACGTCAATGTGCCAGCGAACTGGCACATAGAAGATGTCATTAATCATTTTTCTTGAATTTTCGGGAAAATGTCTAGCTCAAAATTAATCTCGTTACCTTTGCCGTAAGTGTTTTTCATATTTTTCGAGTAGACGACTTTTTCAACCAGATTCTTGAGCATTCTATTTCGTGATTCCATGTTAAGGTCCCAATAGTTATTAAGCAATTCTTCACAACGCGGAATAAAATTCGACTGTTGTGCCTTAATATTCTCATCGTGTTCGATTTCTTCTCTTAATTTCGTAATAGTATCAGAACATGATTGGATAGATATAGCTATGGTTTTGGAACGTTCAAGGAAGACTTCTGTGGTGTAGATTCCTTGCTCAAGTAGATCATATTGTTTTGCTTTTTGGACATTTAAGCTTTCCAGTTCACTTTCTTTTTCACGTATAAGATTTTGCTTATATACTATGCCGGAATTGATTGTATTAGACGGAACATTAATATCATTGTTCAGCTTATACTTCTCTGTTAGTTCTTTGATCCCATCAATCACAGCCTTTTCAACCAGAGATAATTTGCTACTCACTGTAGAGCAAGACGTATATGGACACATGAGAGTATCTTCCTGTCCACGTTTTTGATGAGGACGGCGAACCATGGCGCGACCACACTTGCTGCAATAGACAATTCCGGCAAGCGGATTGCGAACTGTGTTTTTTATGCTGATTGGACGGGGTGGATTCTTTTTGCGTATCTCTTGCACAGAATTATACAGATCGTCTGATATAATAGCCGGATGCAATCCTTCGCAGATAAGGACATCCTTGGATCGTGGGCGTGTCTTAACCACTTGCCCGTTCTGTATAGTCTTTACAGTTTTTCTCCCGTTCCATCGTATTTTTCCGATGTATACCGGATTTGTCAGGATTCCCTGTATACTGGCAGGAGTCCAGTCACCACCTAGTGCAGATTCTATTCCCATGTCGTTTAGTTTCCGTACAATCTTCGCAACTCCAATTTGTTCGCAGCCATCACCGGCATACCAGGTGTATATCATCTTTACGATCTCGGCTTGAGCCGGAACAGGTCTGAGAGTATAACCTTTTTCTTTTTCGAGTTTTACTCTTTCGTATCCGTAAGGTGGTTTGTTACCACAGTATTTACCCTCTTTTACGGATGAGATTCTACCATTATTCAATCGGCGCTTAATGGTCTTATACTCTCTACGGCTCATAAAAAGTCCAAATTCAAAATATTCTTCATCAAATTCATTGTTTGGGTCGTATATTTTTGTTGGAGTAATAATCTTCGTGTCAGAGTACTGAAAAGCTCTGGACACAACGCCTTGGTCGATAGTGTCACCTCTGGCAAGACGTTCTACTTCGACAACCAGAACACCGTCCCACATACCAGATTCCACTTCGTGAAGAAGCTGCTGCATGACAGGACGGTCAGCAATAGTTTCACCAGATACCACTTCACGGTAAATTGCACCTACAATGTACTCTTTTTTCTTTGCAAGCTCTAACAGGATCCGTTCGTGTCTGGCAAGAGTTTCGCCCTCTCCATGTGCTTCAGCTTCCCGATCGGCTCTGGATTTCCTCAAATAGATACATACTGATTCATTCATTTTATCATTCTCCTTTTTACACTTGTACGGCAATCCCGGAGATGATATACTTAATGTGTAGGTAAGATTTTTCTCTGGAATTGTCTTATTTTTCAAAACCGGTTCCCGTTGGTAGCGAGAGCCGGTTCTTTTTTTACAAAAGTTCTGTTTTTTTCTGATTGAATTCTTCTTGTGTAATAATGCCACTATCTAAAAGTTCTTTGTAATCTTTCAGAAGTTCAACGGATGTTTTCTGGTTCCGAACATTTTCAGAGGCATCAGAACTTTTTGAAATATTGAAACTCTTTAGCTGCATGTCTATATTCGAACTACAGTAAAATCCAATAGTATTTATCTGATTTGTTTCAACATTCCGCATTTTCATAGAGGCATAAGAATCTACTTCTATGTTATCACTTGTCGTGGTGGCGGTTCCGGTAGTAGTAGAATTGTTCTTTCCTTTGGTTTTCTTTCCAGTTCCAACCGCTGCGCCGACAACAGGGTTTCCGAGTGTGACAGCTGTGGCAGCTGTGCCAATAACGGCACCAGCTAATCTTCCCTTTCTTTTTGTTTTCTCCTTGGTTTTTCCTTTAGTATGGGATGTCGTTGTTGTCTTTTCCACCGTTCTATATTCTGGTCCGTTCCACTCATAATCCATGAGTGTATACTTCTCAGGCATATCTGCAATTGTGACATATCCGTCTTTCCATTGCCTTAACAAAAATGGTGTTTTACGTGATGGCAAGTCGAATGATTCCTTTCCAGAAATAACGCGTAATCTCAGAACGCGGACAGGCTTTTCAACTGGTGTAAGTTCCTCCGGGCTTTCTTGTGATGCATGTCCTCCTGCTTTAGAAGCAATAAAACCAATTATTCCAAAAGTAACAGCCAGCACTGCGATACCGAAAATTTCCATAATTACCGCAAATGCAATGTTGTCGGAACTGTATTTTCCCATTATAGCAGGAGATGATGCAGCAAACAGAGTCCACAATATCATCAACGTATTTCTTACTTTCTTCATTTTCTTTCCCTCCTTGTGGTATATAACTGATATTAGCACAGTTTGTAATGCTTTAGAATATTTTTGGTAAAATTTTTGTTTCGAAATTTGTCAGATTTATTTAAACTGGCATAAAAATGTGCTATTATATATTATGTTAAGTTGTTTTCTATCTAAAAAAAAGAGGAGATATTTTGAAATTAGCCAAAAAAGTTATAATTCTTGTCGGAATAATATTGATAATCAGTTACATAGTTCACGTTCCGAGTCGGGCACGCAACCACTCATGTAAGAGTTCTACGGTCAGCCTTGTCCGGCAATCTAGCAGACATTCTACAGTCAGAAGGAGCGTTCCTAATCGGATACAGCTTATTTTTGTGTCAATATGCCGTATAATTCCGCGTAAAGCGCATTTTATATTCGGTAGTGCGAATATTTTCTTTGCGATTGCGCACATTCCGGTGTATCACTGGCAGTTAGCGAGGAGGAACTTGTCTGCCGATGCCACTTTATCGTGCCAAAGATAATGTAATGTAAAAGAGAGCAAATGTTTTTATGCGGTAGGAGGTACAATATGGATTACAAGAAAGAAATTATTGAAATGATAGAGAATACTGAAAATGAGGGCAAGTTAAAATTTATCTATACAATTCTTATCAAATATCTAAAATCAAAGAAGCAAGGGGATTAGCCCTTGCTCTTTTTGTTTAGCGATGAAACTATTTGTTTTATTGCTTTCTTATCTTCTTTATCGAGTGATTTGTATTCATCGATAAAATCTAAGATGTCAGGTTCTGACATAAGATTTCCAATTATGGTTGCATAATCGTCATCGCTTTTAGAACCCATGAGGTATGTCGGTGTTACTTCCAGAACGCCACATAGAAGCTCGATAGTATCCACGTCTGGTCTGCATTTATCTTTTTCCCAGTCGCTAATTGAATTATGCTTTGCATTGATTTTTTCTGCAAGCTGCTTCTGAGTCAGCTTCTTTGCTATTCTGGCTTGCTTGATTTTCTCGCCAAATGTCATTATCGTTTCCTCCCTTCATAACTAATAATAATATAAAAATTTCGGACTGTCAATAAAATAATTTCGAATCCCTCGAAATTTCTTCTTGACATTCGGATAAATCGAAGTTATACTGTAATTGTTCGATGGGAACGAAATTAAATAGAAAGGAGAAATGAAGAATGTGCGTTGGTAAAAAGATTAAGTCATACCTTGAAAGCAACGGCATAACACAGACATTTGTTGCCAACAGAACTGGCATTCCTGTTCAGAAACTCAATCTTTCTCTCAATGGAAATCGCAGATTAGATTTCGATGAATACGAACTAATTTGCGGGGCGTTATCTGTTGGGACTGACAAGTTTCTTGAACCAAAGTTACCGGAATAGAAAGGAGCAAATTTTATGAGCAAAAAGAAGAAAAAGAAAAAGGCTTCTAAGATGGTGCGAACATCAAAGAAACCTATTTCCTTAACATGTTTGATTAATAAGAAACCTATTTGCCAGATGGATATTTTTCGTTGAATGCTTCTAATGCGGATTCATAAGCATTTATGTATTCTTCGAAATAATCTACGGTTACATGAGTTTTGCCAGCATCAACTTGAGATTGACGTTTTAAATGGCAAACATCAGTGCAAATTACAATGGCTAAATCATGTGCGCGTTTTTCATTATCAGTCATTATTACACCCCCTTTCCAAAGGAGAGTATAACACGAAAATTTGACAGATGAAACAATAAAAGAAACGGTCAGAAATGACCGTCCACCGGAAACGCCCCACCGGTGCTGACGAGGCAGGGCAGATGGAGGTGACAACAAATGTTCCACAGAACACCGTCAAAATATGACAACATGACAAAATGGGAAATTCTGGATTCCATAAACAGTGACCCTCATTATTCACATGGGAAAATGGCTAGACAAGCACACAGAGCGTTGCGCAAGTATGGTGACGGATTACCAATCATTTACAGATATCCGAATTTTCCCTATTTGTTATCTGCATTTGCCGGAGGATTCTCAGCTGTGACCGTATTCATTTTATTTTCGTCAATGTAAACATTGATTACCTGTCCAGATTTGTACAGTGCAAATAAGCTGATTGCAATGGCAACAATGGACAGAACAACAGGGATATACCACCGTCTGCGGTCTCTTACATAAGAATCATAAAAAGCTTTTCCAGCTGACTGAATGCAGACAATGGTTGGTGTGATTCTTGAATCGGTATCTTCTTTACTGTATTTAATGAACCCGCGTTTCCCAAGATATTCTATTTCCCCTTTTTCCGAATCGGAAAAATCAGACAACGGTATATCAGTTTTATAAAGACGTTTTAACAATTTGATTTGTGAACCAGAAATTTCCATAACATCTCTCCTTTACAGGAGAGTATAACACGAAATTTTATCAGCAGAAAGGAGAAAGGCGTGAAAAAATCAACCAGAAAAAAGATTCGCTCTCTTGAAAAGAGAATATCAGATATTGAGTCACAACTTCAATGTCCGCAAGCTACTTTTACATGTCAATTGGTTACTCCAAACGACATTTTATCTCAAATTCTTCAAGAGAGCCAATATCAAGACCATAAATATGCATTTCGAGCTAATCTGAATGGCAAGACATTATTTGAGAAGAACTGATGATCTTGACCAGAAGCAAAAAGAAACAAACAACATATCTTAACGTAGTGAATGCATAAAAGGAGGTTTACTGATGGCAGTAATCAAAACAATTAAAAAAGGGTCTGGGGTAATCAGAATACATGATGATTACTGCAAAGATAATACACCGGAAGACAATCAGAGGATTGTAGATGAGTGTTCAAGAATCATCTTGAGCTACTATCGAAGAAAAGAAGCAAATTTGACGTAAGTGCCCCGGAGGGAGTCGACACCTCCACCCCGGAGCCGTAAACCACTAAACCAACCTTAGCGGATTACAGGACAATCATAACATTTCTTCCTGTATTTCGCAAGAGAACAGGAGGATTTTTTATGAAGAAAACCGAGGGTAAAAGCACAATGGATAACGCAAAAGTAACCAGCTTTGAAGACTTTGAAAACTTCTATGCAGTGGAAGTCGTAAGAGAAGCAAAGAAACAGACACAGAAATGGTTTTGTGCATGGGGAATTACCATGGCGGCATTGATTCTTTCAAATGCAGCATGGGTATTTCTTAGATAGAGGGGTACGAATGAAGAAATATCGTAAACGAGAAATTTTGATGTCAATAGCAATCGGGATCCTTTCAACATTTCTTCCAGTATGGGAGTGGACAAATGGACTTGATCGGATTCTGACAGTAGCAGTTATAAGTCTGCTTCTGATAGGAAATTTATGAAAGGGAGAAAAAATGAACGAGGAGAAGATCAAAGAGTTATTTGAATTGTGCTTGAGAGTTTCAAATGAAACAACGAAGCATGTGACTTTTGACTATATGGTGTGTGACGACATATCCAAAGTTTATATTTATGTATTTAATGATGCAGGGGAGATCGTAAAGCATTTTTCATTGTGCCAGTTTTACGACTTTAAGTTTGAATCTCAGAATTATGAAGACGCAAAGAAATGTCTTCTGGAACTGCTTATCAATGGGAGGTGTCCGTTATGAACTTCACTGGCAACGGAGATATAAAGGATGAATACCTGGAAATCATTACGCATAGACATTCCGGTCCAATTAAAAGACAAGCAAACAACTATAGATTAGTAGAAAGAGAGGGAAATAAGAATGAATCTGTACGAAATCGAAAATGAAATCCTTAATTGCGTAGATATGGAAACAGGGGAAATCGTAGATATCAAAAAGCTTGAATCTCTACAGATGGAAAGAGACCAGAAAATCGAGAACATTGGTTGCTGGATCAAGAATCTTTTGTCAGATGCAGAAGCACTGAAATCTGAAAAAGAAAATCTTGCCAAGAGGCAGAAAGTCGCAGAAAGCAAAGCGGCATCACTGAAAGAGTATCTTTCCCGATATCTGGATGGCGAAAAGTTTAAGTCTGCAAGAGTAGCAATTTCTTTTAGAAGTGGTAGCTCCGTGGATATTGCGGAGGGTGCATCTGTCCCAGAAGAATATCTTAAGTATTCAGAGCCTAAGCCAGACAAGGTCGGTCTGAAGGCAGCACTGAAAGCCGGAGAAAAGTTTCCGGGAATCACTCTGATAACTTCGCAGAATATCCAGATCAAGTAGGAGAGGCTTATGGAAAATCTTGAGTTATATAACAAGGTTCGGGAAGCTCCTAAAGATGCTCAAAAAGCTATTACGGCAGGACGACTGAAAGGTTTTACAGACATTAACCCGATGTGGCGCATCAAGTGCTTGACGGAGCAGTTCGGTCCCTGCGGCCTTGGCTGGTATTACAAAACAATTGAGAAATGGATGGAGACTGTTGGTGATGAGATATGTGTTTTCGTGGTGATTGAACTGTACGTCAAATACGAGGGTGAGTGGTCACGGGCAATTCCCGGAACCGGTGGCAGTAAGTTAGCGACAAAAGAGCGGAACGGAGTCTATGTATCTGATGAGTGTTATAAAATGGCAACCACGGATGCGTTATCAGTGGCATGTAAGAATCTTGGCATTGGGGCAGATGTTTACTGGAAAGAAGGCCGTACCAAGTATGATCAGACAGACGACAGTTCTTCCGAAGTTCCAAGCACTGATATATCTGGACTCAGATCATACTTGAATAAGAACGGTCTGAATGAGAAGAAGATTCTTGAAGCATATAAGCTGACATCTATTAGTCAGTTGACTATTGGAAATATCAAAGCGATAACAGATCCTAAAAATTTGAATTACTTCAAGCAAAATTGTGGTGCGTAAATGGAATTTACAGGAAAAATCAAATCACTGGGGAAAGATCTCGCGACCGGAAAGTGGAACTTACAGGTGGAACTGAATGAAAACGCTCAGGAAGTAATGGGACTCATCAAGCATGAGAAACTGGATATACGTCTTAAGCAGCACAGGGATAAGCGTTCCTTAGATGCGAATGCGTATTACTGGGTATTGCTTACCAAACTTGCTAAAGTTCACGGCTGGACGAATAACGAGGCTCACAACTATATGCTGCGTCGTTATGGCCAGATAGAACGCGTGGACGGAAATCTGGTTGCGGTTTATCTTCCTGATACAGAAGAAACGGAAAGGGATGTTTCGGACAAGGTGGAATATCATCTTAAGCCGCTTCCAAAGACGGTGGTCACAAAGTATGGGGGAATCAAAAGAGTGTATGTTCTTCTTAGAGGATCCAGTACATATGACACAGAGGAGATGGCGCGCTTGATCAGCGGATTAATTCAAGACTGCAAGGATTCTGGAATACCAGACGGCGAGATTATGACGCCATTTGAGAAACGAAAGCTTTTTGAGCAGTATGGAATAGGTGGTATAGATGAATAAAAGAACAAAAGCGTTACAGTTTGATGTAAAAACGCGCAAAAGAATTCTCGATAGAGATCACGGCTGCATATTTTGCCAGATTGGTTTTTATATGCATTCTTCATCCGATTTCCAATATAAGCAGCTTGATATTATGCATATTGTCAACCGATCACAGGGTGGACTTGGAATCGAACAGAATGGAGTTACCGGATGTAGATACCACCATCAGCTCCTAGATAATGGAGCAAAAGGTTTACGGCCAGATATGCTGGCATATATCGAAAAATACATGAGTTGTATCTATCCCGGATGGAATCCAAAAGAGCTTATATATAAAAAATACGGGTGCAACTAAAATTCATATAGATATATCACACGATTTTCCCTCAGGGAGTGGCCTGTTATAACTTCCTGAGGGGGAAAGGAGACGCATGAATAGTAGAAGTAAAGGGGCTGTCGGAGAAAGGGAAGTAGCCGGTATCCTTCGCGGGTATGGTTACAAGACAAGAAGAGGGCAGCAGTATTGTGGGTCCAACGGAGATGCGGATGTAGTTGGTCTTCCTGGAATTCACATTGAAGTGAAGAGAAGAGAAAAACTAAATATATATGAGGCTGTAGATCAGTCGAAGAGAGATCGGAAACCGGATGAACTTCCGGCGGTGTTCCACAGGAAAAAATCATTGTGAGTGGCTGGTTACGATGCCACTTGATGAATGGATGAAGATATACGAGGAATGGGAGGCTGGTTATGGACTACGTGAAGATCAGCAGAAAAATCCTTGATTGGGAATGGTACACGGACATCAATACGAAGGTACTGTTCCTGCATATCCTGTTAAAGGCAAACTGGAAGCCGAGCCGCTTCCAGGGAACAGAAGTGCCGAGAGGCTCACTGGTTACTTCGCAGCAGAATATGGCGACAGAAACAGGACTCACAATAAAGAATGTGAGAACTGCACTGAAACATCTGGAAAATACCGGAGAGGTGGCAGTCAGCCGACACCCTAAATTCAGCGTAATTACAGTAAAAAACTACAATCAGTATCAGTCAAGTGGCAGTCAGATGGCAGTCGATGGGCAGTCAGATGGCAGTCGAGGGGCAACAATAGAAGAAGGGAAGAAGGAAAGAAAGGAAGAATATAATAAATCTCCTAAAGGAGATTATGAGAGTGGAACTCCTGAAAACAGCATTTATACCACGATTCGTGAATTATACAATTCCGTTTGTGGGTCGTATCCCCGCCTGGTAAAGATGTCTGAAGCAAGGAAGAAAGCTATTAATGCCAGAATAAGAGCAGGTTACACTCACGAGGACTTCCGGATTTTGTTTGAAAAAGCAGAGGCTTCTGAGTTCCTAAAAGGTGCAAACAAGCGCAATTGGCGGGCAACATTCGACTGGCTGATCAGCGATACCAACATGGCTAAGGTCCTTGACGGAAACTATGATGCGAGAAAAGAGGCGGTAAAAGATGAACCAGAACCAACTAACTCAGTCAGATTATGGTGAGTGTCCTGTGTGCCATGGGACTGGATGGGAGACATATTATGCCACGGTCTATGATTACGGACTTCCAGAAGAAATTCAATATGCTCGCAGATGTCCAAAGTGCAAAGGTGGTTATAGAGCACAGGACCGTACCGGAGTACCAAAAGAGTACCATGAGGCAGATCTTGGCAAATTCGATTTTGATATTTACCAGAGAGACATGAGCAAACTGAGAGACTTGTGTACCACCTTTCTGAACCATTTCCAGAAGTGGGAAATGGCAGGAAAGGGACTGTATCTGTGGAGCAAGACACCGGGAAGTGGAAAAACCTTCTTGGCGTGCTGTCTGGCAAAATCGGTGATGATGAAATACGATCTGCAAATGCGTTTCGTGACTGCACCTGACTACATAAGTGCTGTTGGTGACAGCTACAAGCGTGATCGCGGAGAAGAGGATCCCAGTCAGGTATACCGGGATTGCAAACTTCTTGTTCTGGATGATATCGGCGCACAGGCAGACAAGGAATGGCAGCGGCAGGAAATGTTCCGTCTGATCAACAAGCGTATGGAGGACGGAAACATTACAATCTACACTTCCAACATGAGCACCGATAATCTGAATGTGGACACCAGGACCAGAGACCGGATCATTAAGACCTGTGTAGAGCTACAGATGCCAGAGGAAGGCATTCGAAAGAAAAAAGCAGCAGGAGAACAGAGACAGTTCCTTGCGAGCGTAATGGGATAGAGGAGAGAAGATGGTTAAGCAGATACTTACAAGAACCAAAGATGAGTTAAAGACAATGCAGTAGTCCAGAGTTCAGAAATACAATAAAAAGAATTTTACAAATGGGCTGCGGATGTGTCAACAGGGAAATGCAAAATATAAGAAGCATGGAAAAGAATATCGTATAAACACGGCGATGGCATTGAGTAGAGCAGACTGGCTATGAAAAGGAAACGCCAGGCTCTGAACGGCGAAGAGATGAAATGGAGTTGCAGAGAGAAGAGACGCAAAGGAGTTGCTACGAAAGGTTCTGAAATGCATAGCTACGGCATAGCTGGGCAGCGAAAATATGGGAAAAGCGGGGCAAAGGCGCTGAACGGAAAAGCTACGGCGTAGAAATGTAATGATTAGATAAGAATAGCTACGAAATGGCGGGGAGCAGCAGCGATGGCTACGGAATGAGAAGTTAAGGGACCGCAGAGGAGCGGCGGCGATGCGCTGGGCAGGGAATAACCGTGGTGGATTGAGCTAAGGCAGAGAGTAGCACGGCAATGTAAGAAAACTATAAAAATTACAAGGAGAATAGCAGAATGAAAGAATTAAAAGTAAGATTGACATTTTTGGAAGAAATTTTAGGAACAGCAAGTGCAGACCCGGAGATTCACGAAACGTTTATTGCTTCGAATGCACCAGACGCACCAACAAGAAAAGAAGAGATTGAAGCAATCGGAATTGAAGAAGTGGTTGAGAAATCCATGACCGTATTCCCGAGAGATAACGGTGTGCCGATTTACTGGGATTACCAGATTAAGGGCTTTTTCAAAGATGCTTGTGGAATGCTGAGAAAGGTAACTGGTTCAAAATCTTCAAAAATCAAGGCTTACAAAAAAGAAATTGACGGTCTAATTTTCGTTGAAGAACGTAAAATTCCAATTCATTTTGAAGGTGAAATAGGAACTTGCCAGAGGCCGCTGAGAGGACAAACACCGCAGGGTGAAAGAATTGCGCTTGCAAATAGTGAGACAATACCTGCTGGAAGTTGGATTGAGTTCACAATCAAGTGCTTATGCGATAGCCATGAAGCAGCAGTCAGAGAATGGCTTGACTATGGAGAACTGAGAGGCATCGGACAGTGGCGTAATTCAGGTAAGGGCCGCTTCAAATGGGAAGAAATATAAAAGCATGACAGGAGTGATAGGAATGCCGTATAACACAGCAAGAAAGTACTATGAAGGTATCCAGACAAGGAAAGACATATATCTGTACATCATAAGATACTTGAAAGAACATGATTATCCGCCAAGCATTCCAGACATTGCAGCAGGACTGAGCATATCTAATCATACCGTGCAGAATCATTTTGGTGAATTACTGGAATGTGGCTTGCTTGAGACGGACAACCCCGGCACACCACGAGCGTACCGAGTGACAGGATACAAGTTCAGAAAGGTGAAGGAAAAATGAGTAGCAAGTTGAAAGTCAAGAAAAAGACCAGATTTCCTGTTCAGACTTCTAATCAGGCGGCTCAGGCGTTTGGACGTTCAATGCAGATCTGTTATAGACAGATAAAAGACGTAGAGCAGCAAGCCTACGAGGATGGATTCACTGTTGGTGAGGATTGAAGCAACACAATCAACACCGTTACAACCATGATGGCTCTGAGACGTTTATATGGCTTTTCTACGAAGCGTTTGCTTGATGTGATAAGAACTGCCAATGAATACGTTGAAATGGCAAATGAGGGCAAAATGAGCGTTCTGAGCATGATGCAGGACATTGAAGAGAACACAGATGTAAGATTCGATGAGATGAATAAAAATCTGGTTAAGAAGATGGGAGTTTAAAATGAAATTTATAGATTTTTTCGCAGGAATCGGAGGATTTCGCAGGGGAATGGAATTAGCAGGGCATGAATGCGTTGGTTTTTGCGAATTCGATAAATTTGCTACTGCGAGTTACATCTCAATGCACTTACTGACAGAAGAGCAGCGAAAGACATTGGAAGATATTCCTGTCAAGAAAAGACAGAAGGAAATATTAAAGGAGGAATACAGAAATGGAGAATGGTACGCAAATGACATTCGAAGAGTGTATGCCGGAGACATTCCAAAAGCCGACTGCTGGTGCTTCGGATTCCCCTGTCAGGACATATCCGTCGCAGGAAAGCAAGCTGGATTTCAAGGAAACCGTTCAAGCCTGTTTTTCAGAGTTATGTACCTTGTCGGACAACTCAAAGAAGAAGATAAACCCACTTACCTTTTCATTGAGAACGTTAAAAATCTGCTTAGTGTTAATGGAGGATGGGATTTCGCCAGATTGCTCATTGAAATGGAGCAGCGGGGGTATGATGCAGAATGGCAGGTGCTCAACTCCAAAGATTTCGGAGTGCCGCAAAACCGGGAAAGATGTTTTATTATCGGACATCTTAGAGGGAGAAGTACCGCAAAAGTATTTCCTATCGAAGGAACAGACGGAGAAAATCGTGTTCAAATAATTGGCCATAAAGATGGATATAGAAGAAACACACAGGTATTTGACCAGAACGGCATTACAGAAACGCTGGATACGGCACAGGGAGGCGGAAGAGGACATCATGTAGCATTGCCGTGTTTTATTGATTTAAGTTATAAAAAAACAGAGTTAACCAATAAGGCAAGGTGCTTACAAGCCAGATACAACAAAGGAATCACAAATCATAAAGCTGAAGTAAGCGGAGTTGCAATAAAAGTCATAGGAGAAGTTAATTCGTCACAAGATGGAAAAGTGCTTGGGATTGATGGAATAGCAAAATGCCATTCGGCAGGACACAACAACAATCCGAAGATTGCAATTCCTGTCCTTACGCCAGATCGTGCAGAGAAACGTCAAAACGGAAGAAGGTTCAAAGAAGATGGAGAACCAATGTTCACATTAACATCTCAGGATAGACATGGAGTTGCCACCAGTTTAAATCCTTTGGGTGGACTTTATACAGGAGTATCCAAAGAATTTTACCGTGGAATATATGAAGGTTGCTTTCATTGTTTAAAGGCAAGCACACATGATAGCGGTGTTGCACTCAAACTGAATGTTTTAAACATAAATTCTAACAAAGGAATATTCGTAAAGGTTTCTGATGAATTGATCGTATATGCAGTCTGGTATGAAAAATATCAATGCTACATAGCAATTCGGAAGCTAACACCGAAAGAATGTTTTCGGCTGCAAGGGTGGTCGGATGATTATTTTGAAAAAGCACAGTTTGTAAATTCTGACAGCCAGTTATACAAACAAGCGGGAAACGGCGTAACAGTGACAGTTATAGAAGCTATAGCAAGAAAAATGAATGTAATTCCAAATTAATAGCGTGCCAGTTGTTTGCACGGGGAAAGTGAGGATGATAATGAAAAACAATAATTACACTTCATTTTTTAAAACGAAACCAAAGAAAGTAGAGAGATACATTCGTTGCAGAAAATGTGGTGGAAACATGGAATGGAGTAGGGACTTTCCGCCACAAATTAAATGTACGAAGTGCGGATATACAGTATATCCAGAACCTTATGAGCCAGATTGTATCAAACTGCCAGAAACATGGGAAGAATATTTTGAATTGTATGAGAAAATAAGGAGGAGAAATGGATAAATTAAAACCGTGTCCGTTTTGCGGAAAAGAGATAGATACGGACAAAAATGTATACATTCCAGAAAGAGACTGGGCACCGTCTTTTTACGATCCTGACAGTGGGGGGGATCCAATAGCCATTCACTGTGAATGCGGATTAACATTTTGCACAGACACATGGGATTGGAAGGAAGCTGTTGAAATATGGAATAAAAGAGTAAACAAGGAGGGCACGAAATGAAATTATTTAAAACAGTAGATGAGAAATTAGCGGAAATTGGATTTGTAAAAGAAGAAGAAGACAAGTATGGGTGTGTGTATAAAAGAAAAGATAAGGAATATAATTTTACACAAAAAGTCTTCATTGGACACAAAAAATCTGGTGGACATATTTTGCAGTCATATGATCCAGATTTAGGAGATGATAAAGGGATTGGAAATACTTGTGTTGGTCTTACAGGATATGAAATGAAACTGTTTATTAAAAAGATGAAGCAGTTAAAAATGTATGCGGGTAAGGAGGACACAAAATGTTAATCAGAAGTCAGAATAAAGCAATTTTATTAAACTTTAGCAATTGGGCTGCAATTTATATCGTAAAAGATGGAGATAATTTTATTATTTCGAGCCTAGAGGGCGAAAATAAATGTATGCTTGGAAAATATTCCACCAAAGCAAAAGCCATGAAAGTACTGGATATGATTCGGGAAGCATACATGGAATACAAATCTGGTGAAATTGTTAGCAATGGGCTGGCAGGATCAGCATACACGGGAAGCTATGATACAAAAGAAAGTGTGGCGCATGGAATTGCTGTATTAAAAGGTTATGGAAATGAGATAAGAAAATCAATCCTGTTTCAGATGCCAGAGGATAGTGAGGTGGAAGTATGAAGTACAGAAAGAAACCAGTTGTAATTGATGCATTTCAACTTAACGAAAGAGGGCTAGTTGGAGAAGATTGGTTCTGGGATGCAGTCAGCAGAAACGACATTATAACTCACCATTTTGGAAAATACCATCCAGAGCCAGCGTGGTGCGAGATAAAAACACTTGAAGGAATCATGGTCGCAAAAGCAGGAGATTACATCATCCGCGGTGTTCACGGAGAGATCTACCCATGCAAACCAGATATATTCAAGGAAGCTTATGAGGAGGTGGAAGGATGACGAATAAAGAAAAGTACGCTAATGAAATCTTGAATATCGCATGCAGCAGATTGGGATTTGCGGTATCTAAAAGAACAGGGAAACCTTGCTATTGTTGCGATATTGATTGCAAAAATCAATGTCTGCTTTACGAAGAAGACGATGGAACTATGTTTTGCTTACAAAATGCAGCGAAATGGGGAAATTCAAAATATACTACACAGCCGACAATTTCAAAAAAGAAAAAAATGTTTTTGAGCTGCGTTGACGGAAGAGCAAAATATCTTGGAAGACATTGCGGTGGGGAGTTATATGTATCAATGCAGAAACCACGGTTAGTTAGTGGGACTTGGGGATGTTGTGTAACTGTCAAAGTCCCTGAAGAGATTTTCGGCAATATGTTCACGTTCATTAGAAATAACGAGGAGCCATGGCCTATCGCAGAGCTGTTAAAGTTGGAGGTGGAAGCATGATTACATTCTTATTAGGATTCACCCTTGGAATCATATTCGGAGTGGTCGGTCTTGCATGTGCAGCGATCATGTACGACAAGCACCACCCAGACGATTAGAAAGGAGAACGGTATGCTGACAAGGAACAAAAAGCTGAAAGACTACGGTATTCCGGCAGAGGACATTGAAAAACTGAACGCGATGCTGAAAGATTTCCCGGCAGAGTACGGATACCTGCTTTCCGGTGCTGCCTTGTCAGCTTGCCCGAAAAACACGGTGATAGCAGATATGGTTGTTGAGAATATCTTGCACCGGAAAAGTTACAGGAAAATCAGCAGAGAAAGATATATCCCGATGAACCCGAAGGATTTTTACGGATACAGGCGCAAAACCGTCGCTGTACTGTATGAGAGGATGCAGTTGTTGGGAGTGTGGGAGGAAAAATAAATGAGGTTAATAGATGCAGATTTGTTAAAAGAAAACATCTTAAAATGGCTGAAACCATCTAAGCCAGATGAAACAGAAATGATAGAGGTTACAGATGCTCTTGTTAGTACGATGATGGAAATTGACGAACAGCCGACAGCTTTTGATGTGGAAGGAGAGGTGAAGTAGATGGCGAGATTAACAGAAAGATATGATATTACACCAGACGGAGAATCAGATGTCTGGGTTAAACAGCACGATTATATTTCAGCGGCGCGAAAGCTTTGCGATTATGAAGACTTAGAAGAACAGGGCTTGTTTGTGAGATTGCCAGATGATTTAAGCAGAATATTGTATCAAATAAATTATAGATGGACAAAATGCACTAAATACGGTGAGAGAAGAAATAAATGTGAAATCTATAGTTGTGAACGTGAATGTGATAGCAGGGAAGAATATTATATAGACGAAGTTGATTTGCGATATATTCAGATTGGAAATTATTATGATCGTCTTGGCAAATTTTTATTCTTCACCCGTGAAGAAGCAGAGAAGAAGTTGGAGGAGATTCAAAATGACAAGACCTGAGATTACAGCAAAACTATCAGCAATGATCGAAAAGAAAATCAATCCTCACAATGATCCACGTATTTATTGGGCTAAGGAAGTTACATTTGATTATTCGACAGATCATGCGGTCAGAGTGGATTATATGCGGTTCGTGCCGGCAAATAATAGTGTGTCCGGCATAGAAAAAGGTGACTGCTATTGTTATGAGATTAAATCATCGGCTGAAGATTTTCGCTCTGGTCATGGGTTAAATTTTGTTGGCGATTATAACTACCTGGTTATGCCGACAGATGTATGTGCTGCGGTATCCCTTGAAATTCCACATTATGTAGGAATATATGTACCAGAAGCAAATGATCTTACATGCATCAAAAAAGCAAAGCGAAGAAATCGGACAAGGCCTGTGTCTGAAATACTTTTGATGATGTTCCGGTCTGCGAATAGAGATTATAGAAAAACAGTAAAACGGTTGGAGGAGATGAAAAATGGCTTATAAGTATTTAGATAACGCTGTCAAATCCATTGAATATCAGCTGAGCAGTGCATACAGTCATGGATATTCTGACGGGAAAGAAGATGCGCGAATAGAATATTCAAAGCACGGGAAAATTGTAAAAATGGAAGTGCTGGGCGAAGATGATTATAGCTCTATGCCAGACTACTATAAATCATGGCCCGTAAAAGCATGGTGCAGCTGCGGAAAGCCACTTAACCGACTGGATTATACATTTTGTCCATATTGCGGAGGATTAATTGCGAGGAGAGGTAAGGAAGAATGAGTAATAGTTATTGGAATTATGAAGACGATGAAAATATAATTTGCCCTTATTGTGGTGAAGAATACGAACCATCATACGAAGATACGTACATTGGAGGGGAACCGGTTGATTGTTACACAGAAGAAAAGAAAACCTACACTTGTGATAAATGTGGTAAGAAATTCACCATGTATGGATATCAGGCAGGATGGAAATATCAAACAGAAACCATTGACGGAGAAGTGACAGAGGAAGAAGTAGAAGAATTATAGAAAGTTGAGGAGAAAATAAAAAAATGTTTGAGGTTAATGATCAACAAATGGAAAAAGCAAATATTCCCGTTCAAAAAGAAATTGTAACGGAATTAGAACAGATTTTTAGAATTGTGGATGACAAGCCGTATTTCGAGCTGAAGTATAAGAAAGCTGGTGAGAATTATTACCATGTAGGATATAGTTCATTTGATTTTCATAATGTTCTGAAATGGAAAGAAGAATATTTTGAATTAGTGACGGAGGAATATTATGGATGAGAAAGAAGCTATTGAAAGATTAACAGATCATTTTAGAATACATTATGATGGTAGACCGACTCCATATCTCGATAAAGCAGTTGCAATAGCAATGAATGCATTACATAAGCAGATTCCAAAGAAGCCTAAAAATATAAAGACTATCCTTGACTTTTCAGGCAGATATTATACGACAAAAGGTGATTGTCCAGTTTGTAATAGAGAGGGACTTTATAAGTCGGATTTTTACTGCAATAAGTGTGGTCAGAAATTAGATTGGGGGGGTGAAGAAGATGGCAGATAACAAACCTACACTTGAAATTGACAGAGAAAAGAACGAAGTTACGATAAAATGTAATGGGGATACTGTAAAGTTCAAAGATGATAATGTGGAAGTGACCAGGGCGAGCAAAAACATGATGTTTAAGCCACCAGACATAACCCCACAACTCGCCATATCAGCATTCACAGTGCTGCATCAATATTGCAGCTCGATCAGTCCACATGACTGCATCAGATGTGCATTCTACGAACATTGCCCGGAGTGCTTCATGGGGTGTCCGGGAGATCAGGGCGAGATAATCAGGAAATTACAAAGCAATGAATAAAATTAGAGAGTCGGTATTTACCGGCTCTTTTTAGTGCAAAATTCCCCAAACATGTACCACAACTTTTCTACTGACCTGTGTTAGAATATACTCAGAAGTGTTATTATGGGATTTTATAGCCAGAAACGAGGTGGTAATATGGCAAACTTAAAAGCAGCTACAAGAAAACTTCAAAAAGCTATATTATCCACCGGATTAATCATAAAAATCGGAACATCACAATTCTACAGCCATGAGCAGGAACGATTGATCACAGTAACAATTATATCAACGCCGGTATTCAGACCAACAAAACGTGGCGAATGGAAAGATTGTGATTACGAAATACTCCGAACTGCATCTCAGTATGATGTGGTCATGTGCCTAAAAGAAATATGGGAGGCAGTCAGAAAATGAGGATAGACAGAGGTGATTAGATGGACTTAACGCCTAAGCAGAAAGCGTTTGCAGATGAATATATAAAGAATGGAGGGAATGCATCTGACGCCGCGAGGAAAGCAGGATACGCGCCTAAAAGCGCTGATGTAATAGGGCGCGAGAACTTACGGAAACCTACGATTTCGGCATATATAGCTGAAAAGCAGTCTCTCATCGAAAAACAAAAAGGCACTGACATCATGTCTCTGGCAGAAATTCAGCAGCGCCGTTCCATGATCGCAAGAGGTGAGCTGACTGATTCATTCGGATTTGCTCCAGACTTCTCCGATCAGTTGAAATCTATGAATGATCTGGAAAAGACATTAAAAATTAAGCAAGAGCAGGAAGAAAAGAAAGCAGCAGAGGAAGCTGCTAGAAATGCGAAGCCGTACCACATGGACCTGTACAACATTCCTGATTGCTTTCACCGGGCTATTAGAGATATTCGAGATAAGGAACATCTGGAGTATGTATTCAAAGGCGGACGTGGCTCCACGAAATCCACCACTGTTGGAATGACTATAGTAGAGTTGATGAAGAACAACCATGATATTCATGCAGTTGTCTGTCGTAAGGTCGGGAATACCATTAAAGATTCTGTGTATAACAAAATCAAATGGGCTATTGGAAAACAGGAATTTACAGAAGAATTCGATTCTAAACTTTCTCCTATGGAGATTACATTAAAAGCAACCGGACAAAAGATATACTTTCGTGGTGCCGATGATCCTGACAAGATTAAATCTATCAACCCTGAATTCGGATATATTGGTATTCTCTGGTTTGAGGAGTTAGATCAATTCGCAGGTCCTGAGGAAATTCGTAAGATTGAGCAGTCTGCGATTCGCGGCGGTAACCTTGCATGGATATTTAAAAGCTTCAATCCACCGAAAACAATGAATAACTGGGCTAATAAGTATGTTCTCGAACCAAAAGAGAACAGAATAGTCCACTCATCAACTTACTTAGACGTGCCAAAAGGATGGCTGGGGCAGCCATTTATTGACGAAGCAGAGCATCTAAAAGAAGCCAATCCAAACGCCTATGAACATGAGTACATGGGAATTGCGAATGGAAACGGTGGAAACGTATTTGAATATCTGGAGATTAGAGATATTACAGACGAAGAAATCAGTCGCATGGATCGTATTTTCGCTGGTGTAGATTATGGATGGTATCCGGATGCCTTCTGCTATCTCCGAACTTATTACGATTCTGCCAGAGAGAAAATATATCTGATTGACGAGTTATATGTAAATAAATGGAGTAACTCCAAGACCGCTGATTGGATCAAGAAAAAAGGCTATGACGATTATACAATGATATGTGATTCTGCGGAACCTAAGTCCGTGAACGACTTCCGGGATGCTGGACTTCCTGCCAGAGGAGCAATTAAAGGCCCGGGAAGTATCGAGTATGGTTTTAAATTCTTACAGACAAAGACACTTGTCATTGACCCGAAGCGGACACCGAACGCATACAAGGAAATCACAGAATATGAGTATGACAGGGACAAAGAGGGGAATGTGATAAGCGGTTATCCTGACGGAAACGATCATGCAATCTCGGCGCTTAGGTATGCTTATGAGCCGTTATTTAACAGAAGGGGGTACAGTGCATAATGTGTAAATTTTGTGATGAATTAGATTCTTGGAAAGAATGCCATGATAATCCAGAATACAAGAAGAACAAATATATATACGGCTGTATGTTGTACATGTACATGAAAGACCGAAAAGGAAGCATTACTTCCAGACCGTTTGACCTTAATTATTGTCCGATGTGTGGAAAGAAGATAGCGACAGGTGACTAAATGGGACTTATAACAACACTAAAAAGGTGGTTTAACATGATATTCAAAAAACAAGCCGAAGAGGATTTTAATATCCAGGCAGCAGAATTTCCGGAGATGGAATCACTGATTAACCGGTGTGCGAACATATACAGGGGTGTACCGGAATGGTTAGATGATAAGAATAATATCAAGACAATTAATTTCGCGAAATCCGTCTGCTCAGAAACAGCCCGGCTCGCAACACTGGCGATTGGCATTCAGATTGATGGTTCCGCAAGGGCAGCATGGTTACAGGAACAGATTGACAAGGTATATTTCCAGATTCGGCATTGGGTAGAGTACGGCTGTGCCTACGGAACGGTGTTCATTAAGCCAAACGGCGAGAGTCTTGACGTATTCACTCCGGCAGATGTGATGATTGTGGATTACGATAATCAGGAAATCAAAGGGATTATATTCAAGGATTCTTATATTGTTGGACGGAAATACTACACAAGGCTCGAATATCACAGGTTTGTTAAGACAACAGTGGACGGAACGACAACCTATCCGTATTATGTTTCCAACAGAGCTTATGTATCAAAATCCCCTCAGTCAATCGGAGACAAGGTTGACCTTAAACAGACCAAATGGGCTGACCTAATGGCAGATACGCCGCCGATACTCAAGACAAACGGTGAGAAGCTGGACGGGCCTCTGTACGGAGTGTTACGGACACCGCAGGCGAATAACGTGGATATTAACACACCATTGGGTTTGCCAATATTTGCCGAAGCCATTGAAGAGTTAAAAGACCTCGATATTGCATACAGCAGGAACGTCGGAGAGATTTTTGATTCGCAGAAGATTGTTCTGGTAGATGACAGATTGCTGATGCCAAGCGGTACGCCTGTAGCAGCCATGTCACCACAGGGCATGAAGAACAGGCGAAACGAGATGAGCTTACCGCACTTTGTCAAGAATGTATTCGGACAGGACGAGAAAGATTTCTATCAAGAAATCAATCCACAGCTCAACACAGATACCCGTATAAGCGGCATAAATGCCCTTTTAAGCCAGTTAGGGTACAAGATTGGGTTCTCTAACGGATACTTCGTTTTTAACGAATCTAGCGGCATTCAGACAGCTACAGGAGTAGAAGCGGAACAACAGAGGACAGTCCAATTCATCAAAGACGTGAGGGATAAGTTAGAGTCTTGCCTAGATGAAGTTATTTACGCACTGAACGTCTATGCTGATCTGTACGGACTTGCACCGGTTGGGGCTTATGAAGTCAATTATGATTTTGGAGACATTCTCTATGTCAGAGAAAACGATCGTGCAAGATGGTGGCAGTATGTGACCACTGGCAAGGTTCCGGCTTGGCTGTATTTTGTGAAGTTTGAGGGAATGACAGAGGACGAAGCGAAAGCAATGGTCGAAGAAGCTCAGCCAGACGAACCGAAACTGTTTGGGGAGGAGTAAGAAGATGGAAAATAAACCAGTAACGAGAGAAGAAAAGTATCTTGCGTACTTGACAGGCGATTATAAAGGCGAAATCCCGAAGCCGATCACGAGAAAAGAGAAGTATTTATACGAATTATGTTTAAAAGGAATGGGTGGCGAAATCTCGCCAGAAGAAATCAAGAATGCAGTAAATGAGTACCTTGAAAATAATCCAGTCAAGCCCGGAGCCACCACAGAACAGGCGCAGCAGATCGAGCAGAATAAGACGGATATTACTTCGTTGAAAGAGGAAACTGGTTCACTAAAGGAAGATTTAGATGAACTAATTGAGAAAGGAAATCAATCAAATCTTCTAAATCCGATCAAGTTTGTTGATTTAAAATCGTGGGATAGTGAAGGAAATTTGGTTGATAATTCATCCGCTTGTGCTTATTCTGAAAAAATACCAGTGAAGCAAACAATATATATATGTAATAAATCACTGTTTCATGGCTGTAGGCTCGTTAATAATTCTGGGAAAGTAGTTGCAAATTTAAACCCAAGTTCTTTATCAAATGGTGTATTAGAAGTAGATATAGCAAGCTATCCGACAGCAATGTATGTGTTGTTAAATTATAGCCATGTCGAATATGCTAAGAAAGAGAATTTATATTTTGGAGAAAAAGCAGATTATGAAAAGTATGGCATTGTAAAGTATGACGATTCATTGTCACTTTCAGATAAATTCAATGGAACAATCGGAGAAGAAAAACTTAACAATGACCTAAAAGAAAAAGTTAATAACCCACAAATAGAACCGCAAAAAAAGTTATTCTATTGAACCGTATGAAACACAAGAAAATTGTTTCATGAATTATAATGGCAACGTAACAACATCATCATTTTGGAATGGTTATAATATTGCGAAATTTAAATTGAATTGCGGTGAAAAACTTATTGTACATTCATACAGCACCCAAGGAGATTCTTCAAATGTTTCAATGTGTGAAAGATTTTCTGACGGAAGTCCAATGAAAATTTTGTACAATGCAGAGGATTATACTACTAATCCAATGATACATGTTGCAACAAAAAGACAAGAATATATTTGGGTAGGATATAAAGTTTCGATTGGAATAAAGGCAATCATAACATTGGATTTTGAAACAATTATGAAGAACCCTATTGTGGAAGTGATGAATAACTGGGATTCCCTGCTTAGATATAGATATAAAAAATCGATATGCATAGGAGATAGTCTTACGGTTGGAAAACAGCCTAGTGATACAAGTAGAGATAATTACCCCGAATTTTTATCAAGAATGACTGGAATGGAAATTACCAATGCAGGACAGAGTGGTGCAACCACAAGAGTATGGGTTACAAATTGGTTAAGTAAGTACAATTTTGCAGATTACGACTGTGCATTTATTTGTTTAGGTACAAATGGAGATTTAGTGGAGGGCGACGATAATTATAATGCCTATCTTGAAATCATTGAGAAGATACAGACCGACAATCCATTGTGTATGATTTTTATTCTTGAAGCTCTTAATACCAATGCAAAAGCAACATTGAAAAAAATTTCTGCTTCCAAAAATCTTCCATTCTTGGAAATCTTTACAAATGAATTTTATTACCTTTCAGGTATAAATGGGCAAGCCGTTTCTGCTACTCACGATATGAAAGGTGATCCAACTCATTTAAGCCCTGTTGGATATTTACTGTTAGCAAGAAATGTGGTTACTGAAATGACGAAGGACATGGTTATCAATCCACAAAGATACAATCAAAGGTTTTCGGTTAGCTAAAGAGGGCTTTAGTTAACCAGTAAAATTCAAAACATGTACCACGACTTTTATCGAAAGAGGTGATATATTATACTTAGTCCAGAATATTTACGCCGGATAACAGAGGGCAGTGAACAGATAGCAGAAGAACTGCATCAATATATCATCTCTGAGATCGTGTCAAGGATGATGGCAAGAATCGGCAGAGGTGAGGATTATATTCTGACTAATGCAGATGTGTGGAGGATCAGGACATTGCAGGAATCGGGTGAGCTGCTAGAGGATATTCTGGCAGAATTATCCAGATATACCAAACGCGAACAGCGGGAACTCCTTGAAGCGTTTGAAGATGCCGGTATCACTGCGATGAACTACGATGACAAGATATACAAGGCGGCAGGATTAAGCCCTGTACCGCTCGAACAGTCACCAGCTATGATAAGACTCATGGAGCGGAATATGAATCATTGTTTAGGAGATTGGAAGAACTTCACAAGAACGACTGCAAGTGCCGCTCAGAGGCTCTATATTGAGCAGTGTGACCTTGCATACAATCATGTGATGACTGGAGCAGTTGGGTATACGCAAGCCATCAAAGAGGCGGTTAATAACGTTGTGAGTGATGGTGTTACAGTAACATATCCATCTGGCAGAAAAGACACGATCGAAACAGCAGTCGCACGTTCTGTTAGAACTGGTGTGGCACAGGCTACGGGAGATATATCCCTAAAACGTATGGAAGAAATGGACTGGGATTTGATTCTGGTCAGTGCGCACATAGGAGCCAGAACGGGTGATGGCGGTCAGAATCCGGGCAATCACTCATGGTGGCAAGGAAAGATATACTCTCGTTCTGGCAAGAGCAAGAAATTTCCGCCGTTCTCATTGACCGGATACGGAACAGCAAGCGGACTGTCAGGAGTTAACTGTCGGCATAGCTTTGGGGCAAGTGACGGGGAATTTAATCCTTATGCAGAACTATCGGCACAGGATAAAGCCAACAAAGGCAAACAGTACGAAAAAGAACAGCGGCAACGTGCTTATGAGCGAAGAATCCGCAAAACAAAGCGTGAAGTCCTTGGAATGCAAGCGGCGGTTGATAACTGCAAGGACGAACAGACAAAATTCGCATTACAGCAAGACCTTGACCGGAAGTCTTATCTTTTGCAGAAACAAAATGCTGCATATAAGGACTACTGCAAGCAGAACAACCTGAGGGAGCTGCAAGACCGACTTATGATAGCGAAGTGGAACCGCCAGAACGCCGCAAAAGCCAGAGGAGCAGCAAAAAGATATAAAACAGCGAAGGGGATTGACTGATGGATAGATGGGAATATTTCAATCCGAATCCTGCTGGGAATCGAGTCGGAGATTGTGCTGTCCGAGCAATATGCAAAGCAACTGGTCTTGACTGGGAAACGGTATTTGCCGGATTAATGATACAGGCGTGCGCTCTGTCAGATATGCCATCAGCTAATTACGTTTGGGGAGCGTACCTCTACAAACACGGGTACAGGCGCAAACTGATTGAGCAGTCAGAACGGTATATCTATACAGTCAATGATTTTTGCACAGACCATCCGACAGGTACGTATATCCTCTGCATAGATGGTCATGTGGTGACAGTACAAGAGGGCAAATATTTCGATACATGGGATAGCGGTAATGAGATCCCGGTATATTACTGGGAAAAAAGGAGTAGCTAAATGAGCATACAGGAATTTATTCAATTGTTTCTTTCAGTCTGCGGAGGAGTGTCCATTGTTGGAGGTGCAGCAGCTGTAATCTTTAAATGGATTACACCGGCGTTCCGACTCAATAAGCGAGTAGAGACACTGGAAGAACATGATAGACGAGATTATGAAAGTCTTCGGAGAATTGCAGAACGAGATTCATTAATTCTGGAAGTATTGTCGACCATGCTGGACAGTCAGATCAGCGGCAACAATGTGGAGGAATTAAAAAAAACAAAACAGAAGCTTACAAATTATCTTGCACAGAATCAACGTTAATTGCATTAATAAGGGGTATGCTCATGAAGTTATATGTATTCACTAAGAAAGATATAGACAGGTTCTTGACAGAGTGTAATTTCACACCGGATGAAGAAAGACTGTTCCGGCTGAGATGCAAGGAATATACGCTTGAGTACTGTGCTGAACAGATGAATGTGAGCATGTCCACGGCGAAACGATTAAGCCGGAGGGTGAATAATAAAATAATTAAAGTATGCTGATACTTTTTGGACACTAATTAGAGCCAGAAACGAACTGTTTCCGGTTCTTTTTTATGCAAAAATATAATCAGAAAGGCGGTGCATAAGATGGCATTATATAACAATCCTTATCAATACAGTTTTGGTGTTCCGGGACAGATGAATCAGTTTCAGCAGCAGCCTGTCCAGATGCCGGCTCAACCAGTACAGCAACCCCAGCAGAATAACAATGGCATCCTGTGGGTGTCTGGAGAAGTCGGCGCAAAATCTTATCTGGTAGCACCCGGAACAAGTGTTTTACTGATGGACAGTGAGAGCGAAAAGTTCTACATAAAATCCACGGACGTTTCCGGTATGCCACAGCCATTACGGACGTTTGAGTATCATGAAGTAGGCACTCAGATGCCACCTAAACAGCCTGTTCAGAACATGGACAGTAAATACGTCACCAGACAGGAATATGATGATTTAAAGGGCAAATACGAAGCTATCATAAACCGATTAAATTCTTTTTCTGAAC